CGGTATTCTTGCTACAATTGCGCAGGAAGAGAGTGTAAGTATCAGCCAGAATATGAAATGGGCAAGAAAAAAGGCATGCTTGCAGGGAAAACCGGTGGAGAAAGCCAGCTATGGCTATCGTTCTGTAGGAAAGGAACATCAGTGGGTTATTTGCAAAGCAGAAGCAAATCGGGTCCAACTTGCATTTTACATGGCCGGAATGTGCCATAACAATAGAGAGATTCGGGATGCTCTTAATAAAATGGAGAAAGCAGAAAATACAGGAAAAGTGTGGAATCAGACGCCGATTCGTCATTTACTGACCAATCTTGTTTATGTGGGAGATTACTTAAGCAACAAAGAATGCTCCATTATGGAAAATGGAGAGATCAAGTGGGTAAAAAACCGAGGTTATGTAGACCAGTTTTACATTGAGGGACATCATGAGGCCATTGTGAGCAGAGAACTGTTTGAACATGTGGGGATCCTGGTTCACCGTCATCTTCTCTTTGCAAACAGAACGCAGTATTCAGAGGATGAGATCCGCTTCATGGAAAAATGTATCAGACTGACAAAGAAAGAATTTCATGGTGTATAGTTTTTGCCCCCAATATCAGTGAATGAGTTGCCCGACAAATGCTATGTGTCCATTTGTTCCTTGTCTCAATTAATGAAAAAGTATAAAAAGAGAGCGTGAGAAGATGAATACAGCACCGGAGGTTAAAAAAATTATATTGGAATCAGTATCAAACATACAAAAACAGGAAAAACCCCGTCTTCGTGTCGCTGCCTACTGCCGCGTTTCTACCGACATGGAAGAACAGCAGACCAGCTTTGAGGGGCAGGTCAATGCCTACACGGAGATGATACGGACAAAACCGGGCTGGACACTGGCAGGCATTTATGCGGATCCTGGAATCAGCGGGACCAGTGTAAAAAAACGTCCGGAATTTCAGCGCATGCTGTCAGACTGTGAAAATGGAAAAATTGATCTGATCATTACAAAATCAATTAGTCGATTCGCAAGAAATACACTGGAATGTCTCACCTATGTACGACATTTACAAAGTATCGGAGTCGACCTGATTTTTGAGAGCAATCACATTGACACCAGGACGACATACTCGGAAATGCTGTTGACAGTTTTAGCAGCATTTGCCCAGGAGGAAAGCCGGAGCATTTCCGAAAACACCAAGTGGGGGATCCGAAAGCGGTTTGAAAACGGTACGATTCGCTGGTGCAAAATCTATGGATATACAAAGGAAGGGGATACCAGTTATCTGATCGTACCGAAGGAAGCGGCAGTGATTCAAAAAATTTTTACTCTTTATGAAGAAGGGTCGACACTGCTGGAAATTTCCAAATATCTGGAAAGTCAGAATATCCCAAGTCCTTCCGGTTGTCCGGCATGGTCAGCTTCTGCCATCATGCGTCTCCTGAAAAATGAGAAGTACATGGGAGATATTTTACTCCAAAAATTCATAACCAAAGATCATATTGGACGTAAATCAATCCGAAATGACTGCACAGAGGTTCCGGCTTATTACATCGAAAATCACCACGCACCCATCGTTTCCAGAAAAACCTTCGAGCGGGTGCAGAAGATTTTAGAACTGCGCTCCCAGGGAAGCTGCACAGGAAGAAAAGAATCCAAATGTATCCAGTATCCATTCGGAACCATGTTAAAATGCCCTCACTGCGGCTCCACACTTTACCAGCGGACATTGAAACTCCAGGTATCCGGCAGTGGAAAAGGGTGGTGTTGTGAGGTGGGAGAAAATGCCTGCAAAAATTTTATTATCCGTTCAGAAATAGTGGAGAAAGCCGTTTTGCAAGCATACGGGCAAATCCGTGAAGAAGGGAGTCCAATCTATAACCGGGTCGATTACTATTGGGTCGACGAATGGATAGACCACATTGAATTTGGCGCACATCGAATGCAATCGGCAAACTACCGGGAAAATTCAGAAAAAGAAAAAGTCGATTCAGAAGACAGAGTCATCACGGTATTCTGGAAAAGTGGCCAGAAAACCACAGTTTTTTCCGGCATAGAAAGGGAACGTGACATGCCGTCGTACCTTGCCGGACTCTATCACATTTATCTGAATCAGAACGAGGCGTACAGAAAGAAAGCGGAGGCGCAAACAACATATGAAAATCACGAAAGTACCAAGAAAACGAGACCGTCATAAGAGGCGGGTAGCTGCGTACTGCCGTGTATCCACGAAACAGAAAAATCAGGGAGAAAGCTTTGAGGAACAACAAAACTATTACACCAACTACATTTCCGTCCATCCGGAATGGGAATTTGCCGGAATCTATTCAGATGAGAAAAGCGGCACAAAAGCCACCAATCGACCGGCTTTCCAGAGGATGATCCAGGATGCCCTGGACGGAAAAATCGACTATATCCTGGTAAAATCCATCTCCCGCTTCTCCCGAAACATTGTGGATTGCCAGCAGTATGCCAACACACTCCAAAGTCAGGGCTGCTACATCCATTTTGAAAAAGAAGGACTGGACACCGAAGACCCTTCCAGCTCCATGATGTTTGCATTTTTGTCTGTGATCGCTCAGGACGAGAGCCGCGCCATCTCCGAAAATATGAAATGGTCTTACCGCGAGCGATACAAAAGAGGAGTCTATAACCTTGGCAACAATCGCATTCTGGGATATGACAGCATAAATGGCAAACTAATGCCAAATGCAGATGCCCAAACCGTGCTCCTGATTTTCCAGCTGTTCACAGAAGGAAAAGGCGAAACTCAGATTGCAGGTATCCTAAAAAATAAAGGAATACTGGGCAAAAATAAAAAGCCTCTCACCGCCGCCGGCATCCGTTACATCCTATCCAACGAAGTCTACACAGGAGACAGACTGCTTCAAAAAAAAGCACCGAGAAACTTTCTCACAAAACGCCCGGACGACTCCATCCCTTACGAGAGTTTTTACCTGGAAAATGACCATGAGGCGATAGTCGATAGACAAACCTGGAACGAAGCACAAACCATCTTCCAAATGCGCCGCGCCAAACATCAACAGACAACCGAATAACCTGAGCGAGTCGAGCCAGAATGGCAAATAATGGAACAACTTGGAAGCTAACTATAACATAATAAAAGAATAATAATGAGGCAAATAAGAGGGCCAAACAGTAGAAAATCAAAAACCTACTGTTTGGCCCTTTTTGGTTTTCATGGGAAAAAATAACTGATTGAAAAAGTGTTGGAACGTCTTTGCAATGGGTGTGAAACATGATGATAATTAGTATTCCGTATGTATAGCTGTATATTACGCTTTGGAGATAATAAGAACTGGGTAAAATATGCTTGCAATATTATAGGAACAAACCCAAATGAGAGCGATGGCTTGTGGGATTGTTCATTATTTCTTATCCGGAAAATATGGGAAAAAATTTGATAAATCAAGGGATTCTACGAAAAGAAGGTGAGTTGCCCTGGCGAATGGAGGAAATCTGTTCGCCAAATTTATATGATTTGACGTGAGTATAATCTCACGTTAAATCATAAACGCTCCGCGAGGATGTGCAGAGATTCGGTTAGAAAAGATGTCAGCAAGCTGACACGAATCTCGCCTGTCCCGCTGGAGTCGTGAAGATATAGAAGAAAAAAGCAGAGGAGCAGGAAAGACATGTTCAAGGGAAATGATATAAAACCGTTTGAAAATAAGATTTGGCTGGCTAGTCCGACCATGCATGGAGACGAAATCAAGTATGTTACAGAGGCGTACGAAACCAATTGGATGAGCACGGTGGGAGCAAATATTAACGAGGTTGAGAAGATTGCTGCTGAAAAGGCCGAGGTGAAATATGCGGTTGGACTGTCTTGTTGCACGGCGGCGCTTCATCTTTGTGTCAAACTGGCGGGAGAAAAGTTATATGGTAAAGCTCCGATTGGAATTGGAGCGGTGGCTGGAAAACGAGTTTTCTGCTCTGATATGACCTTTGATGCTACCGTAAATCCGGTGGTTTATGAGGGTGGTATTCCTGTTTTTATTGACACAGAAAGAGATAGTTGGAACATGGATCCAGTAGCACTGGAGAAGGCGTTCGAGATGTATCCGGATGTGAAGCTCGTGGTAAGTGCTGAGTTGTACGGCTTTCCTGGAAGAATGGATGAGATCAAAAGAATCTGCGAGAAGAACGGTGCGCTGTTGATCGAAGATGCAGCTGAAGCCATGGGTGCGACCATCGACGGAAAGCAGTGTGGCAGCTTTGGTGATTATAGCGCTGTAAGTTACAACGGCAACAAGATTATCACTGGATCAGCTGGTGGTTGTCTGCTGACGAATAGTTTAGATGATGCGAACAGAAGCAGAAAATGGAGCACACAGAGTCGTGAAAATGCTGCCTGGTATCAGCATGAAGAGGTTGGTTACAACTACAGAATGAGTAATGTCATCGCTGGCGTGGTGAGAGGACAGTATTCGCATTTGGAAGAACATATAGAAGGTAAGAAGAGAGTGTATGAGAGGTATAGAGATGGGCTGAAGGGGTTACCTGTGAGGATGAATCCGATCACGGATGGCACCGAACCGAACTACTGGCTGAGCTGCTTGATTATTGATGAAGACGCTATGTGTAAGCAGGTACGTGGAGAGGTTGACACGTTATATAGAGCTGAAGAGGGTAAAACTTGTCCGACTGAAATTCTGGAGGCGATAAGTAGTATTAACGCAGAGGGTAGACCGATCTGGAAACCGATGCACATGCAGCCGATGTACCGGATAAATGAGGTTGTTGGAAGAGATGGTAGTCTGAGATGTCGGACGAATGCGTACATAGAAGGAGCGGTTGAGGATGTTGGTGCTGATATCTTTAACAGAGGTGTTTGCTTACCTTCGGATAACAAGATGACGGAGGAAGAGCAGGATAGGGTGATTGAAGTTATCAGAAGATGTTTTGAGTAAGCGGTTATTCTGGTGGGCTCTGTTTATTGGATGCTGTGGGTTTATTGTGTGGATGACGCTTCTTGACAGACCTGTTACCACAAGCCGATATGAACTTCGTCCCTTCTGGGCATTACAGGAATTGGCTGTGGGTGGTCCGGAAGGTGTAAAAGGAATAGTTTGGTATCTTGAGAATATTCTTCTCTTCGTTCCATTCGGATACCTCCTTTCTGTAAGGAATATGAAGATGAAAACAGTTGTTCTTATCGGATTGATTACTTCGTTTTGTATCGAACTTATTCAATATGCGACAGCTATTGGATTGGCAGAATTAGATGATTTGACTGCAAATACAATTGGAGCTGGATTTGGGGGTTTATTGTGGAAATTGATGAGAAAAGTGGTAGAAAGCCACAAAAAATAGAGTTATAAAGGGAAAAAGTGAATGTATCAGAATTTTTTAAAGCGAGTAATTGACTTTTGCTGTGCACTGTTGGCTCTTGTCGTTTTATCTCCGTTCTTGCTTATTTTTATGATTTTGGGTGCTGTATTTATGGGAGGAAACCCGTTCTTCACACAGCTGAGACCTGGTAAGGACGAGAAGATATTCAAACTGATTAAGTTTAGGACTATGAGCAATGCAAAAGATGAGAATGGTAACTTGTTACCTGATGAAGTTAGGCTGAACGGGTACGGCAAGTTTTTGAGAAGCACAAGCGTTGATGAACTTCCGGAACTCATCAATATTCTGAAGGGTGACATGGCAGTTATTGGTCCTAGACCACAGTTGGTTAGAGATATGGTTTTCATGACCGATGAACAGAGGAAAAGACATAGTGTAAGACCGGGATTGAGTGGTTTGGCACAGGTTAATGGAAGAAATGTGATCACCTGGGAAGATAAGCTGTCCTGGGATTTGAAGTACATAGAAAAGATTACGTTTATCGGCGATGTGAGTTTGATTCTTCAGACCGTTGGAAAGGTTTTTAAGAGAGCAGACATTAACCGTGAAGGTACTGCTTCGGATATGGATTTCGGAGATTACTTGTTGGCTAAAGGCGCGGTAAGTAAGGAAGAGTACGA